CCTTGATAATATTCGCTGTGAGCTCCCACGTCGCAATAAATTGAGAGAACCACTTTCCGTTGATGGCGAGGGCGCCCGAGTACGGGCCGCCGACGCCGTTCGTTGAGAACGCTATTCCGTCTTTGTTGAGGCGCATGACGTTTTTCGCGGTCGTGACGTCGGGCGTGTCCATGTAAAGGGTCTCTTGCGGATTTTTTGCGGGTCGCTGGACGACATAGCCGCCGTTCGAGCCTGTGATACTCTCGACGATTTCTTTCGAGGCGGCGTCAATGAGGTCTGCGGCGGTCTTTTTGCTGTCCGTCGTGGCCTTTTTTACGATCTCGTCCGGGTCTACTCGAGAATTGTTCACAGTTTGAGAGAGGCGGCTTTTTGCCTTGCCGATTTCGGCCTCCTCATACCTCTCTTTCAGCGTGTTATAAACGACCTTGATGATTTTCGCCTTGACCGAAATACCATAGCGCGGAAACTCGACCGATACCGTATCGCACAGCGAGGCCGAGGCGAGGCCCGCTATTATGGCGCCCTGTTTACGTTTCACAAGCTGCGCATATTTGAGCGTGATACTGACAACGGGCTCGGCAATGCCGGACGTCTTGAGGTAGGCTTTCGCGTAGGCCCGCAAGGTGTCAACGCTCGGGGCGTCCGTGAAATCCTGTGAAAAGTCGATCGTCTTGCAATGAACGTGACCGTATTCGCGGGCGCCGTCCAGCACGACAATTTTCTCGGGCAAGGTGACGAGTGTATCGTCGTCCGAACTTTTCCAGAACGGAAAAATTGCCGTCGTGACTTTTGTGAGGTTTTTCTCTTGCGAAATGTCCGTCAAATTCTTTCCGTAGGAAATGACAAAGCCGCGGTCGGCGCCGCGGTTTTTCAAGAGTTCGATTTTCCACTTGTTATAGTGGTACTCGCCGCCGAATTGATCGAGAACACTGCCGTCAACGCCGCCGAGAACTTTTTTCAATGGGGTCGGGGCGGCAAGGCCGAACGACGTCTCGGTCGAGAGCGTCGTCGAGAACGTGAACGGGTTCTCGAGCGCGGCGGCGGCTGAAATTTTGGCGAACGCGCCCGCCGGGGTTGTCTGTGACGTTGCAATCGGTTCAATCGGCACGTCGTTCGCAAAATACGAGACGTGCTCTCCGTACCATGTTGTAACGCCCGACATAGTTAGCCCGCTTTTATAGAGGCGGAACGGCTGCGGCTCGTCGTCCGGGTTTGGTTTAGCGAGTAAAATGCAATCCTCGGCAATGAGATCGTAGTGCCGCCCGTTTGCCGGGTACTGCATTTCGAGCGTATAAGCGCCGTTTCGTTCCTCTGTCACGAGGCATTTTGTGCAGTCAGTCAGCACCGCGAGCCCGTTGTCGAGAAATTCTTTCTCGCCGGGTTTGTACAAAATAGGGTGCATTATAACGACCTCCATCGAGGCGTTATTTCAACGCCAGTAATTCCCGCGCCGTCATACTGTACGACCGTCTCCCCGGGGGAGAGGCGAGGCCAGTCAACAACGCGAGTAATATCGCTGTTTCGGCTCTTTGCGTCGTCAAATGCGTTCTCGTCCTCGGTGTCGATGTAGACGAGGCCGCCGATTTCCTTGATGTGCAGCGCATGAGAGCCGATAAAAATATCGGCGGCGCCCTTTCCCGTGATCTTGAGCAGCGGGGCCGCCTCGTATGTCTCGCGGTTGTAGAGCTTTAGGCCGTTTCGGGCCTGTATCGCGGTATCACCGCCGTCGGCATACTTAAACGGCATAGTCGAGAACGTGACAGTCGCAACGGCCTCATGTAGTCCGTCGCGGGTCACGGCGAGCCCGCCGGGGAGATATGCGCGGCGATAATAGCCGGGGTTATAGCTATCGCGTAGCGGTGAATAATCAACGTCGGGCAATAACCAGCGGCGCACACGCTCGACGGCGTCCGTGAGCGTGTCGCGCCCGGTCTTGCGTATGATGATGTTATAGACCGCGTCGCTGTTGCTGTACTCGTAGCCGAGCAGGGCGTCGCCGCGGCCCGGTATCGTCACGGTTTCCGGGGTCACTTTCGTCGTCCACGGTTCCGCGTCCGATACCAGAACGCCGAGGTCGAGCGAGCAAACGCCTCTGTAATGGAAATAATTAAACACGTTCCTCGCGCTCCCTCCGTTCCTCGAGCTTTTCGTCGATGATCTCGACGAGCTCGTCGATGTCCTTTTCGGTCTGGTTGATAAACTGGCCGATTTCGACCTTGACGACGCGCGTGTTGCCGCCGTTCTGGCCTTTGTCGGCCTCTTTCGCCTGTTCGGCGGTGAGTACGCGCTCGCCCTTGTGTAAGATAGCGCGGTAGCCGTCGAACGGCACATACTCGAGGCCCGTTGCGTGGCTGCCGTTTGCTCTCATTTTGGATTGAGACGAGTTCCAAAAGCTCAACTTGTCGCTTAACCAGTTTACTTTTTCAACGACCCAGTTGTAAATACTGCTCCAAACGCCCGCTATGCCATCGAAAAGCCCTTGAAAGATTGAGCGGCCTGCGTTGTACATATCGTTATATTTTGCAAAAATCAAGTTGATTATAGATTGAAAAATATTCCCGATTGTAGAAACGATACCGTTCAGAATCGTCAAGACGAGCGTGGCAATGCCGCGGAACAATTCGCCCCAGTCGCCACGGAAAAGCGCGGCGAAAATGTTGAAAATTTGCGTAATTGCTTGCAAGGCCGTCGAGATTATCGTCTTAACGGCCTCGAGCAAGGGGCGCACGATCGACATGATCGTTTGCCCGTGCGCTTGCCAGAACGCTGAGGCCCACGAGGCGAAAGCGGAAACGAAAGAAATAATCGAGTTCACCGCCTCCGTCACGGTCTGCACAATGCCGCCGAGGTTTTCGTCTGCCCATGAGCCGAACCATTCTCCGAGAGCGCCCGCGGCAGTCATAAGCGCCGAGAAAATCGTTTGCACAAACTGCCACAAGTTTTGAATCGCGGTCAAAATCGCGTTTACGGTTTCTTGATGATCTGCGACCCACGCGCTCGCGGCGTCCTTGAGCATGGTAATGTATTCGACGCAAGTATTCGTTACCGTCGTCAAATAGTCGAAAACGACCTCGATCGTTGATTGAATTGCGGGCATGTTTTCGAGCACCCACTCGGCGAGCGTTTGAACCACGGGCAAGAACTTCTCCCCGAGTTCTATGACGGCCGTGCTTGCCGCCTGTTTCAGCTTTCCGAGCGTTCCTTTTAGGTTTGCCGTTTGCGTGTCGAAAGCGCTCTCGGCTGCCCCCGTTGCCGAATACATTTCCTTTGTTTTGTTGGTGAAGTCCTCCGACTGTGCCCCCGCGAGGGCCAGAACGGCAGTTTTTGCCTCTACGCTCGAGAACATACCAGCGAACGCAAGTTCGTCGCCGTTTACAGATTCTTTAAGCGCGTCGAGAGCGCCTTGCAGTCCGAGCGATTCAATGGCGACCTGTCCGTTCTCATAGCCCATTTTTTTAAGGGCCGACGTCATGGCGGTCGTCGGCTGCATAAAGCCTTGTATTGTTGCTTTAAGCTGCGTCGATACTTCCGCCGTTCCGCCTGTTACGCCCGTTAGGGTAGCCATTGCGCCGAATAGTTCTTCCTCCTTAACCTTCATCGTCGCGCATAGCGGTATAACTTTGCCCATGCTCGAGGCCAGTTCCGGGAAAGATGTTTGACCGAGGCGAACCGTCGTAAATGCGAGGTCGGCCGCTTTCTGGTTTGACTCGGCAGAAATATCGCCATACCCCTTTGTTACCGCCGAGAGCAGATTGACGGCGTCGCTCGTTTCAGCATTGCCCGCTTTCGCGCTTTTTGCGGCGATCTCCATGATTTTCGCGGCGTCGTCAACGTCGCCGAACGCCGAAACAACTTGATACAGGCCATCGGTCAAGTTGCTCGTCTCGAGGCCGGTTGTTCGGGAAACTTCCTTGACAATATCGCCGTATTTCGATACTTTCGCGGCAATTTCGTCTTGCGTTCCCGTGAGCAACGTCTGCACGTTGCTCATTTGAGATTGAAAGTCGGCGGCGACCTTTGTCGCGGCC